AAGGTAACAACACGTTCGCCTTTGAGGATACAGGTGCAGGCGCTGTGTCTGGATTGCAGACGCAGATTAACACCCTCGACACACGAGTGGACACGCTGGAAGCAGCGGCGATCACCTCGGTTGACGGCGGTGAATATTAAATACACGGGGAGGGCATTAGCTCTCCCCTTTTCATTAAGGGGATTACATAATGCCTACCAAAATCCAACTGAAGCGTTCGTCCGTCGCTGGCAAGGCTCCTACAGCCGGTCAGCTTGATGTTGGCGAGCTTGCGGTCAACCTGACCGATAAGAAGATTTACACGAAGAACGCCGCTGGCTCTGTGGTTGAAATCCTCGGTAGCACAGGTCCACAGGGGCCTGCCGGTCCAACAGGGGCTACTGGTCCAGCGGGCGCTACGGGAGCCACTGGCCCACAGGGTCCACAGGGGCCTACAGGGCCTGCCGGGGCTAACGGGGCTAACGGGACTGACGGCGAGAAGTGGTACACCGGCTCAGGCGCTCCGTCTGCCGGTACAGGGGTCAACGGCGACCTCTACCTGAATACGTCCACTGGTGACGTATATGAGAAAGTTTCTGGCGCATGGGGTTCACCCATCGCTAACATCAAAGGCCCGACTGGTGCATCTGGGTCAGGCGCTGGTGACGTTACTGGTCCCTCTTCAGCCACCAATGGCAACATTGTGCTGTTCGACGGTAGCACTGGTAAGCTCATCAAGGACAGCTTTGCGTCCATCACTGACTTCGCCAACGTAGGTCACGACCACGACAGCCGGTACTACACGGAGACTGAGGTAGACACGTTCCTGTCTGGTAAGCAGGATGCTGACGCTGATCTAACCGCTATTGCTGGCCTTGCTGGCACCTCTGGTCTACTCAAGAAAACCGCTGCTAACACTTGGTCACTCGATACTAACACCTATCTCACCTCGTTCACCGAGGCTGACCCTGTGTTCTCGGCTAGCCCTGCGGCTGGCATCACGTCTACCAAGGTCACAAACTGGGATACAGCGTATGGCTGGGGCAACCACGCCTCTGCCGGGTATCTGACCACGGCTAGCGCCTCGTCTACCTACCTGACGACGGCTAACGCCTCGTCTACCTATCAGCCAATCTCAGGCATGTCCTCGTATCTGACCACGGCAGACGCTTCGTCTACCTACCTAACTACGGCTAGCGCCTCGTCTACCTATCAGACACAGGCTGGCATGTCGGCTTACCTCACGTCAGCCACAGCGTCTTCCACGTATCAGACGCAAGCGGGTATGTCCTCGTATCTTACGACGGCTAACGCTGCGTCTACCTATGCTCCCATCTCGACCACCGTGACCCTTACGGGTACGCAGACGGTCACTGGCAAGACGCTTACCACGGTAGCCCTGTTTGAGACCCGTGTAGCCATGGGCGCTAACGATGTGAGCCTGTCGTCTGGCAATTACTTCACCAAGACGATCTCAGGCGCAACGACGCTAACCGTGTCTAACGTCCCATCTACTGGCACGTCAGCCTCGTTCATCCTCGATCTTACCAATGGTGGATCGGCAACGATCACGTGGTGGTCAGGTATGAAGTGGGCGTCTGGCACTGCTCCTACCCTGACTGCATCGGGTAGAGACGTGCTTGGCTTCTTCACACACGATGGTGGCACGACGTGGACTGGGCTGGTCTTGGGTAAGGACGTTAAGTAATGGCAGCGCATGACATTCTGATGGGCGCTGCTGGTGCTGTGACTGCAACTCCCGGTGCTTATATTGAGGACGTGTTCTCGACGTATCTGTATACGGGTAATGGAGCGGAAAATGGAATTAGCAACGGAATTGAACTTGGGCCAGATACTGGAAATAGCACCTACTTTAATACCGGCCAAATAAATACTAATTCAAGTTCATCCGCCTTCGATCTTGGAACCTCCAATTGGACCATTGAGTGCTGGTTCAAAGCAACAGCAAGCACAAGAATGGATCCATTTGAAATAAACAACGGTCCCGGAAATGCTGGGTTCTTTGGATTAACAATAAATCGAGCCGAAACCGGTCAAATAGAATGGAATGAAGCCTCTGGTTCAACAGCCAATCCTGTAATATCGGCGACAGGTACTGCAATAGTAAATGGTTCTTGGCATCATGTTGCGATTACAAGGAGTGGCAACTCGGTACGCCTTTTCTTGGACGGTGCTCAAATAGGCTCATATACAACCAGCTACACATATGGTGCCGCTAATAAAGAGTTTAGGTTTGGAAATAGGTGGCCCGGAGGCGTATCTGGATCATCAACATTCTTTATATCAAACTTTCGTATTGTGAAAGGAAACGCTCTTTATACGTCAGGATTTACGCCGCCCATTTCGTCTCTGACATTGATTTCTGGTACGTCTTATTTAGCTCATCAATCTATGTCGAGCTTGATTGATACGACGTCTGTTGGGAACGGCTACACAGGCGGGGTTACGACGTTAGGAACCGGACCTTTTAATTTTGGTGCTGGCAAAGGAGGTCTCGTTTGGATTGCAAGGCGAAACAACGCTGACAACCACATGCTTGTCGATACTACACGAGGTGTTCAGAAATATATTAATACGAATACCGGTTTAGCAGAGAGTGTAGATACGAGTGGAGTTACTGCTTTTAATTCGTCTGGATTTACCGTTGGCGGAAACAGCTCCTACAATGCCAGCGGGTTTCTGTACTCTTCTTGGACATTCCGCAAGCAGGCTAAGTTTTTTGACATCGTAACATATACCGGAAACGGAGTCGCTGGACGACAAATTGCTCACAATCTCGGTTCCGCGCCGGGGTTTATGATGATTAAGCGCCTAAGTGGCGGCGGTATGCTCGCTTACCACAGATCAATACCGATTAGTCAATACTTAGAAGTTGGCAGCACAAGCTCTGGTAACTCCTATAACCTTTTCAATAATACGCATCCGACATCAACTCATTTTACCGTGGCCTCAGACAGTAGCGTAAACGCAAACGGTTATAGCTACGTAGCTTACCTCTTCGCTCACGATGCTGGTGGGTTCGGAAATACTGGAAATGATAACGTAATTACATGTGGCACGTTCACTACAGATGCATCAGGTAGTTCGACCGTTAGTCTCGGATACGAACCTCAGTGGTTGCTTATTAAACGCAGCGACGGCGGAAGTAGTTCATGGTGGATGCTAGACAGTATGCGAGGTTGGAATGTAACAAACGGCCTGTCGAATGGCACCATACTTCAAATGGCAAACAGCACGACCTCTGAAATAGGTCCTTATCAAGGGGTTGATCTTGGCCCGTCTGGCTTCCGTACTTTTGGTGGTTACATAGATGGTAGCGCCCAGTATATTTTCGTTGCCATCCGCCGTGGCCCGATGCGGACGCCGACGAGCGGGACAAGTGTGTTTGATGCAGAAGCATACACTGGAGACGGGGGCGTATCGCGTTTAATCACGTCCGGTTTTACTGTCGATGCGGCCTTCATTACAGATCGGACTGATGCAACATACGGTCAGCGTTTTATAAGTGATAGAATTAGGGGCGGTGGAATAAGTCTTGCTACAAATACAGACTTAGCTGAAGGCGCTGATACTGGTTATACTAACTCAGATATGAAAAACCAGTTTCAAAGCAACGTCGGTATTCAAGTCACCACTTTTGCAAGTCGGTATAACAATTCCAGTAAGTCTTACATAGCTTATATGTTTAGACGGGCTCCAAAGTTCTTTGATGTAGTTCCTTACACAGGGAACGGCGCAACAGGCGCACGACTAATCCAACATAATTTGACGACAGCCCCAGAGTTGATGATTGTTAAATATGCTAACGGAACGGCTCCAGCCGGTAATGATTGGTATGCGTATAGTGCGGGCCTTACTAGTCCAACAACTCAGTTTTTGCGCCTCAACACGATTGGTGGACAAGCCACCAGTACAATATGGGGAAGTACAGCTCCTACATCTATAAACTTCTCGATAGCTACAACAACCCTCAATGCGAATGGTACTAATTACATTGCCTATCTTTTTGCTTCGTGTCCCGGTGTTTCAAAAGTTGGAACATACACAGGAAACGGTTCGTCTCTGACGGTTGACTGCGGGTTCTCTACAGGGGCTCGCTTTGTCCTAATTAAGCGAATAGATACGTCTCAGAACTGGATCATATTTGATACAGCTAGAGGAATTGTAGCTGGCGCTGATCCGTTTCTGGCACCTAACATCACAACCGCCGAAACAACAGGTTTAGATGCTATCGACCCTGTTGCTTCCGGTTTCATCATCAATAACGTCAGTGGTGGTGGTAACATCAACAACGGCAAATACATCTACCTAGCTATCGCCTAATTTCACAGGCGAAAAGGGATTTCAACCAAATGCTTTACCGTATCCGTGAAACGGGTGCGGTCCTCACGCAGGGCGAGATTAGGAAACTCCATTCTAACATCTCGTTCCCTGCGGTGTGGGACTCGTCCACCTGTGACGCCATTGGCGTAGACCCTGTTCTAACCTCTCCTCAACCTGAGACTACCCGGTTCCAAACAGCTTACCTTGATGGCGTCGAGCAAGACGCTCTGGGTAACTGGGTTCAGAAATGGCTTGTCTCTGATTGGGACGTGGAGACCATTGCTGCGGCTACTGAGACCCAGTGGTCACAAGTGCGTACCCAGCGTAACAAGCTGTTAGCCGATAGTGACTGGACGCAGCTTCCTGACTCGCCTCTGTCAATCATCGACAAGGCAGACTGGTCAACCTATCGTCAGCAACTGCGAGACGTGACCCTACAGGCTGACCCGTTCAACATCGTTTGGCCCTCTATGGAGCCGAATGAATGAACAAGCTGACCCAAGAGGGCTTTGATCTCATCAGGGCTCACGAAGGTCTACGTCTGAAAGCCTATCCTGACCCCGGTAGCAGGGGTGAGCCGTACACAATCGGGTATGGTCACACCTCTGCCGCTGGTCCTCCCAAGGTCTATCTTGGCATGACCATCTCTAGGGATGAGGCAGAGGAACTATTTAGACGAGACCTCAAGAAGTTTGAGAACCACGTCAGGTTTTCCGTCAAAGTGCCAATCACAGACAACCAATTCTCAGCCCTTGTAAGCTTCTGCTACAACGTGGGGCCTAACACCTTCTCCAAATCCAGTGTCCTCAAGGCTGTCAATGATAGCCGGTTCGACCTCGTTCCAGCAAAGCTAGCCCTGTATAACCGTGCCGCTGGCAAGGTGATGAAAGGGTTAGTCAAGAGGCGAGCTGAGGAAGGCAAGTTGTTTACAGAGGGTGTAGAAAATGATGATCACATGGTCAGCGGTGCTGAACCTAGCACTGGCAAGTCTGCTTTTAACAGCACAACTAACGTCGCTGCTGGTCTGTCAGGTGTAGCCGCTGTTACCTCTGCGTCCGCACAGATAGCAAGCGATGTCGGCTCTATCCCTCCTACATGGTTGCTCATAGGGCTAGCCTTGGTCAGCCTTGCTGCCACTGTGTGGATCATTAAAGAGCGGATTGAGAAGTCTAAACAGGAGGGCGTGTAATGCTCTCACTATTGCTTAACCCATTTTACCGAGTGCTAGCAGTGCTAGGCGTCGTGTTCACCATCCTAGCCTCTGTGTATGGAAAGGGACGCAAGGACGCCTCTGATAACGCTCGCATGAAGTCGTTAGAAGAGAACAACAATGCAATATCCAAAGCTAACCACGCTAGGAGCGTTTCTGCTTCTGAGTCTGACCGTGGGCGGCTGTTCGAAGACGATGGCTTCAGGCGGAACTAGCCTTGTATGCACGTCTTTCCCGCCGATCACATGGTCTAACAAAGACACCCCTGAGACAGTCCGACAGGTAAAACAGCATAACGCTGCTTACAAGGAGGTCTGCCAATGAGTGAGAACCACGAAGTGCAGATCGCTATCCTGAAGACTGAGCTAGACCACGTTCGCAAGGACATGGACGAAGTTAAAGCTGATGTGCGGGTGATTAAAGAGACCCTGCAAGAGGCTAAAGGAGGGTGGAAGACCCTCATGCTGGTGGCTGGCATCTCCTCAACAGTAGGAGCCATGATAGCCAAGTTCGCACCTTGGTTTGGAGTGTTGCCCAAGTGAAGAAGAGAGCTACAGAAGAGGCTCTGGGCGAGCTTCACAAGCTGGTTGCGGAAGAGCTAACCCGGCGTATAGCCACGGGTGAAGCCTCCCCAGCCGATATTAACGCAGCAATCAAGTTCCTTCAGAACAACGGTATTGAGGCTGTGGCTAGCGAGGATAGCCCTCTGGGTAAACTGGTGGCTGCATTGCCTACCTTCGATGACGAGGAAGACCACGTTCATTGACAGAGATAGACCTTATTAAACAGGACTTCCGTAAGTTCCTGTATGTCGTTTGGAAGCACATAGGTCTACCTGATCCTACCCCTATCCAGTACGACATTGCTTACTTCCTTCAACACGGTCCTAACAAGATTGCTATCGAGGCGTTCCGAGGCGTAGGCAAGTC